ACAGCATTCATTTCAATGGCTTGCATTAAAATACGTTCCATTTCACCTAACGCTGCATCTAGTTCTGTACGTACATCGTCCATGCCAGCAATTTCTTGTAAAACCTTTTGATCAGGTACAAGCCTAAAGAAAGACGCGTTAGCAGGTAATAAACTTAATAACAGGTTAGCCGCAAGGTTGTTGACGCCTTTGGCTCCTAAAGATTGGAAAGGGGTGGCGTATTCTGTAGAATGAGAATAACCTTCAGGAGGTACTAATGTAGGTATAGTTAATAAAGAAGCATCTCTAGCTCTAATTAAATAACTATGTCTTTCAGTTTCTAAATAACTGTATAAAGACTGGGCTGATTGTTTCATAATATATCCTAAGTAGGAATGTTAACGCCTTCTCCACCAGAAACATTTGGGGATAAAGGTATTATTAATGAGTATTTTCCTCGACTTTTTCGCAACGCTGCACGATCAGTTGCCGAAACCGCTGAACCACTAGGACTGCTAGACGCCATGTATTGAGCTACTGGAGCCGGTGGCGGAGCTACTGGTGGTCGTGGGGGTTCTGGGGGTTGTGGCGGTGTGCCTCCTCCTCCGCACATAAGCATTCTCCTTTATTTTTCTTCTTGTCGATTTGCGTGTTCAATTAAAAAATCAATAACAGAACGTTGACCGGATCTCCACCATATTTCTCGTTCAGACATATTTATAGTAGGACATTGATGAGGAAAGCGTTGTTCTAAATCTCTTAAAAGGTCTAGCGGTATATTAGGTATAGTATCCATAACTTCAAGAGTTCCTTTCGCAATCTGTATCGCCGCAATCATTTGGACCGCAGTCGCAAGGTCCGTGAGATTTTACGTACGCTGCTAATAAACAACTGTAATTAATAATATCTAAAATAGTATCTTCAAATTTTTCATCAGCGACTTCAAAACTACCGCTTTCAGAAAACGTACTAAGACGGGAAAATTTATCTGTCATTCGTACAAGCATGCCTTTTACAGTAGTAGTAATCCCCATTTGTTCGCATCGTACAAAATTAGCAAAAGGTTCTAAACCTTTTTTACCAGCGTAATCACAATTCTTTTTGTAAGATAGTTCTCGTGCATTATCGCACAAAGTTTTGTGGAACTCTAAATATTCTTCACGATTCATTTTGGACTCCATAAATTGACACATTTTTTCTTAGTGTCGTATTCCGAACAACGTAAAATTCTAGCCACCCTAGCTTGAATTAATGCTTCTGGTTCTCCTAAACCAGCAGTTTCATAGGCATTTATAACTGTATTCCATGAGGCATCTTCTCTTAACATGCGTTCTCCACGTTTAGGTCCAATGCCGGGACATCCTGAATAACCATCTGTAGTATCTCCAGTCAAGGTTTGTAATAAATGATTAAAGTTGGCTTCTTCTTCACTAATCGTATACACCCCTAAATCAGGTTTATCGGGATTAAAATGCTGACCCGGAACAGTTTTTAGGTCTTTATCTACTGTTAATATTATAGTATTTTCTTCTTTTGTACCTAAAATACCCAACACGTCGTCAGCTTCTAACGTATCAATCATTGCGGTTTTATAGGTGTCTATAACATAATCACGTAATGGCACAAAAATAACAGGTTTCCTACCTTTTTTACGGTTTTCTTTGTAAGTAGGTAATACATCTTTACGCCAGTTATTATGTATATCAGACAGGGTTACAATAACTTTATCAACGTTAAGTAAATTTTTAAAATACCTCATCCGTACATCTAATTTTGCCGAGGCTTCTTTTAAATCGGCATAATAACCCCACCAGCCTTCACCAAAATCCACGGCTTGTTCACAAGAAGTTGCTTCTCTATGTATAAATATATCGCCATCTATTAAAAGAGTTTTACTCACTATCTTTTCTCCCGGTTTCTGGGTTAGCTGTTACTGATAAATAACCTAAAACCATTAAGCCTATAACGGCGTGATGCGGTCCTGATAATCCTAAAACCATATTATTTATAGATTCTGTTTGATCACTTGCCGCTAAAAATACCATAGAATCAAATCGATCCTGCAACTCATCAATCATTTGTGCAGTTGTTATATATGCCAAAGGGTTGTCATCAGGTGTTTTACTCATAGTCTATCCTTTTTAGCTTTTTAAGTTCGTTTAATAAATGCTTACGCATAAAACTATGAGGAGGGTAACCTTGAATCTTTAGTAAAATCACCGCTTGTTGATGTTTTTCATGTAAATATTTTAAAATAATTTTAATTAATGAGATAGCGTCTTCTCCATATACTGCCCAGATGTAACTACTTCTAGAAGCTTTATTAGCACGTTTACTACGTTTTTTAACATTGCCTCCAAACATTTCTTTAAACACATACAAGGTATGAGGGTAGGTACTTTCAATAGAAATTTGTGGTGTTTTGTGATAAGTAAAGCAACCCTCTCCATCTAGATAGCCAGCACAATAACTTAAATCAATGGGTTTCAGCCCAATTGTTTCCGATTCTGTATTCAGCATCGAGTTTGCAACGGAATCCATATTCGTCCCCAGATTGACGCATGCATGATACAACAAGTCTTCCCAAATCATCAGCAAATTCCTCCAATACCGTGTACTGAATCTCATCATGAACATGGGCTACTTGTTTGACTTGCCATTCTGTAGGTATTATTTTATGAGCAAGGACAGTAGCCTTCTTCATAAGTATAGCACCGCAACTCTGCAAAATAGTATTTAAACTTGCATGTGTGTAACGAATAGGTATAAATCTACCATCTAATCCTCTTATACAAGAAGGATGCCTTTTCTGTACAGTAGATGCGATATCTTCCTGTAATTGTTTTAATGCAGGAGTGTGTTTTAAAAACCGTTCTTTTAATTTTTTACCATCAGCTCGTGATCCTCCAACAATGCTTCCAATTTTTTCATTACCAGCACCATACAGAAAACCATATATAAATGTCTTAGCCATATTTCTATTAGGTAAATTGGCGGCTTCCATGTTTCTACTGTGTATATCACCCTCTACCACTTCTTTTGCATAAGCACCATCATCATAAGGATGTAAAAAATGACTCAAACATCTTAGCTCTAATCCAGACATATCTATACCAACCATTTTTCGACCTTTACCGGCTTTAAAAAGTTCGCGACATTCTTTACCATACGGTGAGCGTACTCCCGGAATTTGACCAATATTAGGTTGACGGTGTGTGCAACGAGATGTGACGGTTCCTAAATGGTTAATTCGTCCATGAATTCTACCTTTTTGTTCTAATTTTAACCAAGCTTCATCACCTTCAGCTAATTGTGCTATACGTTTTTGAACTAATAAATTTTCAGCTAATAACTTTGCTTCTGGATAATCTAAATTTGCTAACACTTTTTCATCAATTTTAGGTTTGCCTGTTGTTGTGTATTCTCTAGGATTCCAGTTGTATTTATTGATAAAAGCTTCTGCAATTTGATCTCTAGAATTAGGATTAAAATATATAGTTTCAGTTTTATTTGGACCGCGTTGTATTTGAGAATCTTTGTATCCAGCTTTTTTTGCTTCTGTCTTTGTTTTAAAAGTTAGTACATCAGATAGGATCATGCCTCCATGTATGGTAGCGTCTGTAGATTCAACAAACCAAAACTGCGGAGTTTTCTTTTCTATCTCTGTAGGAGGAAAAACATTCTGTAACTCCATACCAATTTCATGACGACGTGCCGATAATTTTCCATAAAGTTTAGCCGCCTTTTCACAATCAAAATTAATACCGTTTATTTCTTGTTGTCTTAAAATTTTAGCAAAGTCGTGTTCAGTTTTTACAGCATGTTCTGACGGTGACCAAACATGAGTCATTGCATAATTTAATAATTCTAATGTTAAAATTACATCAGTTACACAATAATCTACCATTTCTTTTGACCAATTGTCCCATACTTCTGCTCCACCTTCTTTACCAAACGTACCTTTATGCACACCTAAACGATGTCCCCACGCTTCTAATGAATGACGCCCAATTAAATTTCTAGGTAAATTACTAGCATTAACAGATATACATTCAAAGTCTTCTGTTTTAATATCTGGAAAAGTCATACGTGATAAAATTAAAGTATCAAGTACCTCAGCAGATTTAAACTTTGGATATAATTTTTCAATTGCTGGTATGTCAAATGCTAAAACATTATGACCAATTAGTACATCAGCAGACGCAAGGTATGCAATGCCTTGTGCAATGCTTCCAGAATTATTTGTAGAAAAATCGTCAAAAGTTTTTATTTCCTCGGTTTCACGATCCATTGCAACAATACAATGAATAGTATCTAACCCGGTTAAATGTACCCAATCCGTTACAGCGTTGGTTTCAATATCGAATACCAGTTCTTTTTTCGAGTTCATGTTTTACTTTCTCCCAATAAACATTACTTGATTTATATGGACCTTGTGGTCCTCCATTATGCAGCTTGCAAAGAGTTTCGTAATCTCCTGAAGAAGCATACCTGTCCCAATAACTAATCATAACCGCTTCAGCATAATATGGATCATGCACAGTCTTATTTAATTTTTTTAAATTTGGACAATGCTCTAACGCATCATGCAAATAAGCCTCTGTAATTTGATACGCACCGACTTCGCCCGAAAGACCCACAGCATAATTTGGATTCTTATGACCACCAGTTTCAACCGTTCGTATACTTTGAAACAATTCAAAAGGGTACGTCAACGCCAATGTTTTGCCCAACGGCGTCTTCAATGAATTCACTAAGTCTGCCAGTAGTGGGTTCATAACTAAGTTTTCCTGCTGGACCGGTTGAGCCGGTGTAACGATTTTTAATGCATCGTAACTGGGTTTGGTGAACGTTAACTTCGGATTGTAAATTTCTTTCAGCAGCGATAACGATATCGCATAACTGGCTAATGCTCCCAGACCCACGGAGATGGCTAAGAGAGACTTGAATGTCGGCGTCTTCATGACCACGATTTCCTTCCAAGCGTTTTAAATGCGATACTACTATTAAAGCAATACCTAGTTCTTCAACCATAGATCGCAATGCAGTCATTACATTGTCTATCAATCTACGCTCATTAGACCCACCTGAATCGCTCGCAGATATTCCGGATACGACGATAGAAATGTGGTCTAAAATAATATGACGAATACCTTCGTAGGTAACCATCTCTCTAATCTTACTTAACAGTTTATCAGTTCCCATTGATCCAAAATGATCGTAAAAACCAATGCGTTCGTTATCACCATTTTTTAAAACGGCTTCATACGCTTCTCGTTTTTTGTCCACAGTAATATCAGGATGTTCTTCCCAAAGATGTGGAGGAACATTTAAATACATTCCCATAAAACCTTTTGCACTTTTCTTTACAGATTCTTCCAACGCAATGTAACCAACTTTTAAATCTTCGTTGATCCACTTGTACGCAATCTCTCTACAAATTTGAGATTTACCTACGCCTGTTCCCGCACATAAACAAACTACTTCACCAATACGGCAACCCATAGTTATATTGTTTAATTCTGCCCACGGGTATTCAACAGTTTCAATTTTTTCATCTTGTTTTACAATGTCCCAAAGCTCACTACCATATACAATACCTTCAGGACGATATGGTTTAGAGTTCCAAATACTTTGTACAACTGTTTGAAGTTTATCGTTTAATAAACATTCATTAGGATCTTTGAGGGGAAGCGTTGCAATATGCCCCTTTCCGGGAGACAGTAAAGAAGCACATTCTAATGCAGCTTTTTTACCAGCTTCGTCTTGGTCAAACAGAAAAATAACTTTTTCATAACCTTCAAGCCATTGCACATTTTTTGCAATCGATCGAGCCGCTCCAGCAGCACCATTAGGTACAGAAACTACCGGGTATTTATTGCCAAAAGCATGCTGACTTACCGTTAAACAATCTATTTCTCCTTCGCAAACGGTCACCATCTTACCGCTACCTGACCAAAGATGCATCCCCCAAAGATCCATACTCTTTGCGTTGCCCAAACATTTAAAATCTTTATTGATGGTTCTGATTTTTTGAGCAACAACGTTATTTGAAGCGTCGTAATAATTAGCTACTTGTACTTTTTCATTATTATAATTACCAATAGCATAACCAAACTTACGACACGTTTCCTCGTTTATTCTACGAGTACGTAATTCTGTATATTCTAATTCATTTAACAATCCAGTAACTCCCTTGGGTTTAGAATATGTTATCTCTTCGCCTTCACCTGTTTCATAATATTGACACCCAAAACAATAACCATGTCCGTCTGAATAACGTGCAAAGTTATCTTTTGAATTACAATTTTTACAAGGCTCGTGTCTTACAAAACTACTGTGCGGCTTTTTTATGATCGACATATTCTTTAACCCATAATTTAATTGATGGTGAATCGAAAACAAATTTTTTAGTTGCTTCTACATGAATAACTTGGCGGTCATCGTTATATAGTTTTTCATTAAGCAGGTCAAAAATTGCTTTTAAATAATTATCTATATCTGGGCGTGGGTACTCTAGTTTAGAAGTCTTAGGTTTTAAAACATTAAATTCTAAAGTAACGGAAAGGTCAGAAAGGAGAGGAAGTCGGCATCGGGACCGCCGGGAAGAAAGCTCTTCGTCGACTACCTTCTCCCCCTCCTTCCGAAAATGTGTGTATCTTTTTCCGTAGTACGTGCCGTATCGAGTTACACGAGGACGACTTGCGGCTACGGGATTTATTCCAAATTCAAAAAAATACACCCCACCACCTTTACAGTTTTAAAAATCTCCATCCGAAGAGGTGACAGAGATACTTTCAGAGTCTAGCATAGCTACATCGCTATCAACAGACTCTTCAGTAGTTTTAAAACCGTCTTGCACTTCAAGGTCATCTAATAATTGTTCGTCTCGATTTTTTGGATCTATCAAATCTAAGACTTGAACAACTTTTAACCACATAGTGCATCCGCAACCCATGTTTGCGGTATTCCAGAAATTCATTTCACCAACAACAATTACGTTACTGCCCGTTCCCACACGTTCAGTCATAGGTTGTTTGTTTGCATCGACTAAAATAATACGTCTAGGAGTAATCTCACCTGTTTGCCTATCAGTTGAGTACGCGTCGTTTTTAAATTCTAAACGCATTTCTCCCGGTATTTCATTTTTATCTTTATCCATATTAGGTCGCATAGAAAAACCTTTAGTTTTTTTCATACGCTTACCTGTTTCTTCATACGAACAAAACTTTTTAAATTCAGTTTCAATAAAGTTTTTAAACTCTACATGCTCTGGATTGCTTTCGCATAAAATTCCATTCAATTGCCACACACCATTTTTATCCCACTTTCTACATGGTTCATTAACATGAGGAAAAAGAATTCTCATTGGTGGTGTTTTAAACTTAACTCGTGGATAGTCTGACATAGTTGTCCCTTTCAACTAAAAAAATAATCACTTTCTAAAACTTGGGTAACGTCCGCATTACCCTTTAATGGTGGTGCGGGAAGTGAAACACCCGCAGGTAAGAGTATACTTATTTGATTATAAAAATCAACCAGTAGATCAATAGAAAATATATCTTTTGCAGCAGTTCTTAAAACGCTCGCCATCATAGGGCTATCCGCTGCAACAGTTGCGTATTCATCGTGCGTCATTGCAAATGAATTTATAGAATTAGCAACGCCTAAATTTACAGTTCTTATCATCATTGCCGCATCAATAGAGTGAGTCCAGTTTGGCGACAGTCCGTTAACATTCTTACGAAGTGATAAAGATTCTTTAGCCATACGTATAGGATGTTGTCTAATCACATCTCCAATAGAAGTTCTAACGCTGTGTCTTGTAAAGTTTGGGTACGCTTGTTTAACAGGAAACCCAACAGGTGTGGTCCATTGTATAGATACTTTATTTTTTACACAGATAGCAGCTACATCTCTAAACCAATTCATTAACACTCTTGCTGCTACTACCACTTCTCCAATAGATTCCCAAACAATGTCAGCAAGGTAGCTACATGGTTGATAAAGTTCCTCACCAAACGGTGTAACAAAATCAGGATTCTTTTTTAACATGTCTTTGTACCAATCAATAATATAATTTTTACAACTATACTTTGTTCCAGAATACGGTACTACCATGACAGGACGTTTTACAGTTGCTCTTGTTAAAGGACACTTCAACCACATCGCAGCGTAAGCATTCGTTTTATCATCTCTTAATTTTTGTAAAACTTTTTCATTCACCTCGTTGTAAACATCTCGTGGTAGTTTAGACGGTAAACAGTTTGTAGCAAGACATCCACTTGTATCTCTTAACGCCATTGATAAAACTTGAAGACCGTTGTTACTACCATCTTGCGAGATAGGCAAACGTGAAATAAATTTAGAACCAAGCTTTTTATGATTAACCCATTCATCACAGAATGCAAGGAATTGATAAGGTTTATCAGCCCCACCCCAACCTTTTTGACCAAAAGGATGTCGATGGCAATCGTTAATAAATTCTTCGTTGTCTAGTACCCATTGTATACGTTCTTCAAACGGTTTTTTATCAAGCCCATCACCAAAACAATTTGCACCATGTATAGCCAACCATTGTACATGCGACTCATCTGTTAACGGCTTGCCTTCAGCAAATGTTAAAAGACCCGCCGACCAATCTGTATTTTGATAATGTAAAAAAGCAGGAACCGGGTAGATACGCCCTCTAAAATCGTATTGATGTGGAAAGTAAATAGTTTCATTTTTAAATTTATTAGCTAAAAACAAGGTACGAGACATTTGCAAACGTTTGCTTTCTTCTGCCTCGTTTTCAAAACGTATCTTTGCCGCCGCTCGACGCCAATCTTTCCGTGCTTCTTCATTGGTGTCCATGTCGATAGGTTTGTTAGGTAGTTGCACTTCAGCCGTGCTTGGTAAGTTTCCTAACGAAGACCCAGACTCCCATAACTCTTTCATAACGTCTAGCACCGGTTTATTAATATGCCAGCCAGTACGTTGAATAGAATTAATACAACTGTAAACTTCTGGCATCGGCGTATCTTCTATATTTTTTAAGAATTTACGATCACTTACTTTGATCATAGGCTTTCTATAAAATACATCACTACTGTAGCCTCCCCAATACAACGAGTTCCAGTTGCAAGGCTTTTCTATCATCGGCATGTACACCGGAAAAATATCTTCTTGATGTTGGTACGCTTTTTTCAACCATTCTTTTAAACTGTCTGTCGCTTTTACCAACGTCTCTTGCTTGTTTAACATTCCTCTTCTAGTAATAATCTCAATTAACCCGGTACTTTGTTTAAAAAGTTCTATCAAGACCATACCAACGTTGGCACGGTCCATCGACGCCCAACGATCAAACACCAAATTATTAAACTTTGCAGTCTTTTTTATAAACTTTGTCTTCTTTTGATAACCGGTAAACTTGTTCAGCACCTCGTTGATATGGTTCCACAACGCTGGTTCATTCTCTTGGATGTCTCTAAACAGTACCTCGTCCTCTATCAACCGTCCTAACTTCATGCTTGCTCTTGTAAACTTCACAGCATGCGACACCGAGTCTAGAATGCTCTTACAAGCAATAGCCGCTATCACCTTGTTTGGAAGACTCTCTAAATGGTTCAACGCCCGATGCTTCGGTCCCGGACGTTCAGACGCCTCCTTCTTCCAC